TTGTGTCGTCTGCTTTTTGACCTAGTTGGTTGTGTGGGTTAATTTCCAAATGGTGCATATCTATCTTTTTAACTTCTAAATGAAGTTTCCTTAGCAGACCGTTTAGCTCGCTCTTTTTGTCAATATCACTAATAGAATCTATTTCGTATTTGAGTTTATTGTAATCATCTAAAAATGTTTTGCTATGTTCTAAACTAAACATTTTCTTCTCCTTGTTTAAATGTTTGACTTGAAATTATAACGTGTTTATCGTCTTTTGAAATATTATTGTTTACTTCTGTTATAGAAGAATTAGGATAAACACTTTCTAAACTATGCGGAGTTAACGCTAAAATGTCCCAAACATCTCCTTCATTTAATTCTTTTTCTTGCAGTACACCGTTGCTAGTATCAATCCAACGAACTTTAAAACTTCCAGCATTAATAAACCAAGACTTTGTTCCTTTAGTGTGAAAAATCATATCGGTCTTAACACCTGCTTTTTCAAAAACAATAATTTTGGATGAATATTCTTCTTTCGAAATCCAATGAATTTCGTATCCACCTTCGAATTTTATAACACTACTCATATTCTATAAGATCCACTACTTGAAATACTGTTTCTAATTTTTTTAAATTTGCTTTGTTTTGTAACGTGTTGCGAAGTCCGTGATGTAATTGTCGAGGCCAATTTCCAAATTCTACCCAAGCATAACCATTGTGTTCGATATTTAATTTTGGTAAAAATTCTTCTTTTACGATACAAAGATATGTATGAAATAAAAACTTAGTATCTTTAGATACAAAAGTTTCTAAAGGCATTGTTTTAACAATGTTAATAGTTCCTATTTCTTCAAATATTTCTCTTTTTAGGCCCTCCCAAGGAGTCTCAGCACCTTCGTTTGTGCCACCAACAAGCCCCCAGAGGTCTTTTTGTTTACCATTTGCTCTGTGTAAAAATAAGAATCTTTTAGTGTCAAGTGCATAAACTAATGCACCGCTACAAACAATATTGCTCATACTAATAATTATCTTAGTATGCTAGACGCCAAGTGCCATCTGGATATTCACCTTCAAATGAAAGTACCCACTCTCCGTTTTCCCATTTATATTGGACACCAGTATTTAAGTTTGTAGTAAAGGTTGTTGTTGTAGTCTGTTTTGAGTTAAAAATAGTATGCCAGCGTGTGCCATCCCATTCAACAATGTCATTTGCAAATGCCGAAAAATCAGATCCGTCTGCATTTTTCCAAGCATCAGGTCCGTCTTCGTCAAAGTATAATTCATATTCTACTTTATCGCCTATATTAAGGAAATCTTTAAATTTTATTATATAAGTTTCGCTAATACTAGAAGAATCACCATTTATATCGTGTGTTGTTTTTACTTCAGTTCCGTTTACTAGCACACGCCAATTTCTAACATCTTCAAAAGGTATTCCAGTATCAATAGTGTTTGTTTTTGTTTCAGTAGTAACTGTGTTTTTATATGTATTACCTATATTTCCTAAAAGTAAAATTCTAGGATATTCTGTTAGATGATCTCTAGGATCATAATTTAAAGGGTCTATGATGTAGTCTATATTACTGCGATCTCCACTAGGGCCTGTTATAGTAGTATCTGTAGGTATTGTATCTGCATCAATGTTTATTACAAGTTCAGTTTCATCTAACGGATTAATAGACGCTGTTCCTACAACATCACCGAAGCCATCTCGTCTTTGTAATCTAAGCTCTGTAATGCCTGATTGAAAAATTTCCGGAATTGATTTAAGATAACCTGTCCAGGTTTCTGCACCAATAACAGCATTTTTACCAATTAATTTAGCAACACCATTTAAGAATAATAAATCATAGTTATTGTGACTAGTTGCAACTAGTGTACTTTCAAATGTCATACCTTCTCTTGCACCATTTTGTATTACAGTTTCGAGCTCACCATTTTCATTAACTTCTATTGCTTCTCTAACTAAACTTTCTGCATATGCAGTATCGTCTAAATTAATTTCTAATCCGTTATCAGCAAAAATTGCAGTAAGTATATTAGTAATAACGCCGAGCTTTTTAACTTTAGCCGGAGGACTAATATATATTGGCGTAGTAAATGTTAACGTAGCAACATCGATTTCGCTTTCGACTCCTACAGGTATACTTCGATTACTCCACTGAATATTATCTAAATTAACTACAGATAATGATGTCCAATCAACATAGTTATCTGTAGTTTGTATTTCTAAACTTGGATTAAACAGCATTAATATCTGTTCTAGTATTTGTAGTTTTTGATCAGTATTTGTACTCCATACATCTACATTAACTGTAAGTGTATAAGGAGTAGGCATAAGACGTTCTACAGTATAATTTCTGCCTTCGGTTTTTAAATATTCTTTACCGTCTGCATCATATGCACGTTCTCTAATATTAAGTTTATTAACATAACTAGAATCACTAGTTCGTGTGCGATCCATTTCTAAGCCTGTAATATATACAGCCATACGTGGTGCACTTGGAATTTTATTTTCGCTGTTATCTCTAATAATAGATCCAACTTGTCTAGTTAAGTCGCCATAAGTTACAGGAATTTTAATAGTAGTATTATCTCCTGTTTTATAAGTAAAATTACTCATCATCCTTACAATTTGTGTAAGGTAGCGTCTTATTTGTTTATCATAAAAATGTTGCATTAACTATTATCCGCTTTTGGTCTAAGTGCTTTAGATAATCCTTGACGCTGGTCAAAAGTCTCACCTGCTACTGTTGAAGTTGAACTATTGTTAATAAAGTCTCCCTTCTGATTATTAGCAGTGTCTGCGCCGATCATATCAGCACGTCTTAGATCTTGTACTTTATTCCATCGTTGATTTTTATATTTAAATAATCTGTTTGGCAAGAAATCTGTCCTCAAAAAGTAATCACCGTTTTGTGGTGACGGTGGAAAACTTATACCGTGACCAAATGGTTCTCCATTAGGAGTAGTGCTTCCAATAAGATAACCTTTGTAACCTTGCCTATCAGGCGGAGCCATTGTTTTAAGATTATCCGGTCCTTCAGTTTCAGTTAATTCTGTATCTCCACTTTCGTTTGTTTGTAATGTAAAGAAATGTGTTACATCATAACCACTTTGTTGAGTCTCAGCAACTGCTTCGTCTACAACAGCATTGTTAATTTGCATTTCTTTTTCATATGTTGAAAGCAAATCACGTAACTTATCGTTTCCTGGAGCGTCTTCATCTGCAGGAAGATCGAGTATATCTTTAAATTCTTGTCCGTCATATATTTGTTTTAGTTTTAGACGATATAAATGCGGATACCAAGTAGGCGAAAATCCTTCACTTGCACGATTAACATCGTCAACTACATAAAACCGTTTTAGTGCAACACTATAATCATTAAGCGCATATTCATCTTTTAAATGAGGAAGTTCAACTACATCACCTGGCATAATTTTTCTACCTAGTGTTCTAACAGAACTATTAATATGTATTGTCATAAACAATGTATCATTGCTTAAAAATAATCCAAACTGACTTAGATCAAAATCTATATCTTGAACGTTATAAATTCCTCGCATAGAATAGATATCAGGATCATATTTTCTGTCTCTATTTTCTAAAAACATCATATCTTGTATTTGTGTATGATCTTTTTCGTTTACACCGTCATCGGTTCCTATATATTTGTGTATGTTAATATCGGTACCGCCAATAGTAAACATCTCTAGTATCTGTTTGTCTAGAAATTCATAATCTTTTCCCTTTTCGGGTTTATATAAACTAAGTCTTGGCATATACATATTTATCGTTATGGCGTTCATACGATAAATACTAATACGGAGAACATCGAATGGCAATATTACAAACACAAAAGCAAGAAGTATTTGATTATGTAAATGCAATGTTAGGTGGTGGAATGATTGATGTAGAACTCGATCCAGTTCACTATGAAACAGCATTAACTAAAGCACTTACACGTTTTAGACAACGCAGTGATAATTCAGTTGAAGAAAGTTATGTCTTTATCGAAACTGTTCCAGATCATAATGAATATACACTTGCTGATGAAGTAATTGAAGTTCGAAGAATTTTCCGCAGAAGTATAGGTTCTAGAACAGGTGGTGGCGACGGAGGCACAATTTTCGAACCTTTTAATATGGCCTACACCAATACCTATCTTTTGTCAAGTAGTAACCTAGGAGGCCTTGCAACTTACGATATGTTTAGTCAATATCAAGAACTTGTAGGCCGTATGTTTGGTTCATTTATTGAATTTAAATGGAATACTGCAACCCATAAACTTACGCTACTACAACGTCCTAGAGCAGATAATGAAACATTATTATTAATGTGCTATAATTATCGTCCTGACTCAGAGTTATTAAGTGATTATCTAGCAAAGCAGTGGATTAAAGATTATACACTTGCCGCTTGTAAGTATATGCTAGGTGAAGCACGTAGTAAATTTGCTACTATTGCAGGACCACAAGGCGGATCAACACTTAATGGTGATAGCTTAAAAGCAGAAGCGCAGGCTGAAATGGAAAAACTAGACCAAGAAGTTTCAACACAAATGGCCGGCGGTGTCGGCTACGGGTTTACAATTGGCTAATGGCTGAGTTTAGCCACAAAGAAGCCCATAGGCTTTTTTGGATGGTTAAAGGACATCTTACCAGTTCTGAAAAAACAATATTAGAAAGTGCAGACGGATATTTTAAACGTCTTTGGGGCAATCACGAAAATGTCTATAAAGAAGAAGGTTTTGAAGAAGCATATAAAAAACTTCTTGACAAAAGGTCCTGATCCTATTATAATATAACATATATTTTAAGAGGATTCATTAATGTTACCTAAACTACTTGTTGTTGGCCACGGCAGACACGGTAAAGATACTGTCTGCGAAATGTTAAAAGCATACGGATATAAATTTCAATCATCAAGTAAGTTTTGTAGTGAGCTTTTTATATTTGATGAATTAAAAGACAAATACGGTTATGCAGACGAAGAAGAATGCTTTGCAGATCGACACAATCATCGTACTGAATGGTACAATATGATACACGATTACTGTAGAGATGATCTAGCACGTCTTGGACGCAACTTGTTTGCAGAACACAGTATCTACTGCGGACTACGCAACAAGCGCGAATTCTTTGCAATGCAGAACGAAGAAATTTTCGACTATGCTATTTGGGTAGATCGTACGGATCACTTGCCTACTGAAGATCCTAGTTCTATGAGTATTGAACAATGGATGTGTGATTACACTATTGACAATAATGGCGACCTAAAAAGATTACAGAAAAATGTTGCAGTATTGATGAGAACAATTTTTAGAAGT